TAGTCCTAATAGTTGGATTCAGACTTCTTATAACACGCAGGGTGGTAAACATTACGACCAAGATGGGGCGGAAGATTCGGGTGTGGCACTAAGATACAATTATGCTGGATCAGGATATACATATGATGAGGTTAGGGATGCATTTATTTCTCCCAAGCCTTACCCCTCTTGGACTTTAGCAGAAGCTACTTGTCAGTGGGAATCTCCAGTTGCTTATCCAAGCGATGATAAATTTTACACTTGGGATGAAGAGATAACTAACTGGGTTGAAGTAGTACCATAGATGGATAAGGTTTTAGAGGGTGCATGGGCGTTATTCGTTGCCATAGGATGGTTCTTTATCAACAGAATTACAGCTAAGGTAGATGCTTTGGAGAAAGACAAGGCTGATAACTCTGCTCTTGGTAGACACTCTGAGTTGATCCATGAAACTGATAGAAGAATAGATGAACTACAGCACACGACTGTGCCTCGTCAAGAATATAAATCTGATATAGGAATGCTGCACCAGCGTGCAAATGAGCTTGAAAAGTCCAAAGAGGACAAGGTTACAGACATCAGGATAGTAGGTGGGGATGAATCTAATGCTGCTAAAAAGGGAAAGTAATTGGATAAAATTAATGAGGTAGTTGTAGCTGTAAGCGGCGCTGGGCTTGGACTCGGCTTATGGATATGTAAAAGGTTATTCAAATCAATTGATATAGCGCATGAACGCATAGACAAGCTGGAATCTAAGCAAGTAGATCGTATATATTTAGAGACACAATTAGCACCGATTAGACAAGATTTAAACATAATTTTGAAGCACTTATTAGAGAATAAAAAATAAGGAGTATGAGTAATGGAAATGATGATGAGCCAGAGCTGGTTCCAAATTGCAGGAGAGATTGTTTTGATGTTCACGGCTCTAACAGGAGCCATGCCAGATAGATTTGTTGCAAAAATACCTGTATTGGGTAAGCTATGGCCTATATTTAATTGGCTTGCTGGCAATGTCTTTAATAACGTCAACCACCCAAAAGGGATGGCTGCACTTAAAGAAGTCAAAGATGAAATTGATAAAGCTAAATCTGAAGTTAGTGATCGTGTTAAGCTGCCTGATGTCCTTGATGGGGTGTAGTGCGCTTACACAAATGGCTGCGCCTGTAGCAAACTTTGGGATAGGCTTATACAATGCTGATTCATACTACTCGAAAGAGTGTTTATGGTATGAAGAGATAAAGTTTAGTGCTGAGACTAAAGAGTGGTTGAGGAGTATTAACCCTCCTGAGCAGGTCATTAAGGATATAGCTCAAGTAGCTAAAAATAATGACCTCTTTAAAAAGGTATGCAAATAATTGTATTAGTAGAATAATTTAACAGGAGAATTAGTATGTCTTTTATAGGCCCATTTCAATCAGGCACTGACACTTTAGGAACAGTGGATCAGGCCAAGACCACAATTAAGGTCATCCATACAGAAAATTACAAGCGTTTAATGGTTCGATTCACCGCATCCGTACAAGCTATAGATGTATTTGAGATCTCAGCAAGATGTACCGCTGGTGGAACAAATTGTGTTATTGCTGGGCCTACTGCGTCTGGTGGCTTCACTACTCCTATTAGGCCTTTATTGGGTGCAAGTGGAGATTTGACGGTTCTATCAGGTGCTACTGGATGGTTCTATATGGATGTAGAAGGCATCTTTGAAGTAGCTGTAGCCATTGCATTTGCAGGAGATAATGGCACTTATGTTATTGAGTGGAGTGTGCAGTAACGATAACATTAACCCATCAATAGGAATAGGTATTGAATGCCAGCTATAGCAAATTTAGGTGAACATGGGATAATTAAGGATATATTGCCTTATAATTTACCCCCAAATGCGTTTTCTGGAGGTAAGAATGTACGGCCTTACGAGAATGCAATAGAGAAGTTTGGTGGGGAACTAGACGCATTTGGAGATGGTTCAATTCCTAATGTAGAAGTAGCTCCTTATTGGCTAACATCGCTTATACAGGGTGATGAGGCCTTTGTGGTCTATGCTGGTGAGAAGCATATATACGGCACTGAAGGTACTACTCAGTATCCTCTCACAAGAGCCTCAGGTACGTATTCTATGGCAGAATTGGACGGCTGGACGGGTGGTGTGATGGGTGGAGTTGTCTTCCTTAACAACGGTGTGGATGCCCCACAGCAATGGGTATCCCCGGCTAATCTATCTACCAAAATGACTGATCTAAGTAATTGGCCTGCTTCTGCAACGTGTAAGTCCTTGCGGTCATTTAAGCAATTTATGATTGCTATGAACTACACTAATGGAGCTGGCACTAACTTTCCTCGCTTACTCAAGTGGTCAAATTCCTCCTCATTTAACTCTGTGCCTAGCACATGGGATGAAACGGATGCTACACAGGATGCCGGAGAATATGAATTAGCAGATACACCGGGTGACGTTATAGATGGGTCTGAGTTACGTGACGCATTTATGATCTACAAAGAAGATTCTATTTGGGGCATGCAGTTTATTGGCCCTCCTTTCGTATTTCGTTTTTATAAGATTTCAGAGACTACAGGAGCGATTAATAGACGCTGTATGGCTGAATTTGCGAATGGGCATTTCGTCTTTGGGGTTAATGATTGTTACGTTAATGACGGGCAAAACTTAACCTCAGTATTGGATCAGAAGAATAGAAGGGAGGTGTTCGATCAATTAGGTGGAGGTAATTTCTCCAAGTGTTTCGTAACTCCCAATTTTATCCGTTCAGAGATGTGGGCTTGTTACCCAGCAGATGGTTCAACTTGGGCTAATAGGGCTATGGTATGGAATTGGCGTACTAACGGTATTGGTTTTAGAGATCTTCCAGAAGTCTCATATATACATCAGGGAGTTGCCCCAACTATTATGGTTGGTGGCGGCTCACCTACTTGGGCTGGTGGAGGTACATGGGCAGAGGAATCTGGATCTTGGGCAAGTACCAATATGTACGATCCTACACGTGTTTATCCGCTAATGGCTTCTGCTGAAAACAAGAAGATTTTTGTAGCAGATGCGTCTAATATGTTTAATGGCGAGCCTTTTACGGCTATGATTGAGCGTACGGGACTGGATTTTGGTGATTCTAGCGTTGTTAAGTTCTGTTCTAGCGTTGATATTAAGATGAAAACCACTGGATCAGTGGATATATATGTAGGATGGCAAATGTCAACAGAAGATCCTGTCACTTGGGAAGGCCCATTTCCGTTTGATTCTACTACTGATTACAAGATTAACTGTCGTGTTTCAGGACGGCTATTGGCTTTTAAGGTAGAATCAAAGGCAGATGTTAGTTGGAGTTTGACCAGTTATGACTTGAAGCTAAAACCTGCTGGGCGCAATTAAATGGCTGTTGATTATACAAAGTACAGGACGCTTAATTACTTCCAATTTGAACCACCAGAAGAATACCGTAGGGAGTACTTTGCAGATGAATTTAACAAAATTAGTCATGTGCTTGACCAACACGCACAGGAATTTTACCCGGCTAAGGGTGCTACTACAATCACAGCTACTTACTCCGCCACTGTCTTGGATGACGTTTTATTATGCACCGGCACTTTTACCGTAACCTTATATAATGCAATTGGGAAAGTAGACAATTTGGGCATTAAACAGAATGCAGGTAGAAGGATAACGATTAAGAATATTGGAGCTGGAACTATTACTATTGACGGAGCTGGAGCGCAAACTATTGACGGAGCTGCCACGAAAGCTATCGCAGTTCAATATGACTTACTGACATTGTGTTCTGATGGTGCTAATTGGTGGATAATATAAGATGATAGCAGGAGACATACAATTAGTAGGAGTACCGTCTAGTGCGGTAGCCGATTTATGGGAAGAGGTTAAGCCTATGCTAGAGAAGGGTATCTCTCATGGTGATGGTGAATTAGATATTAATGACATACTGAAATTCTTACTTGACCGGGCTATGCAGCTTTGGGTCTTGTATGACTATAGTGGTGAGACAGTCATTATGGCAGCAGTGACAGAGATTGTTAATTACCCTAAGTATAAGGTTTGCCGAGCAGTTATTTTAGGTGGTGATAGTTTAGACCAGTGGGTTAAGTATATACAAGGAGTCGAAGCTTGGGCTGTGGAGATGGGTTGCACGAAGGTCGAAGCTTATGGTCGTAGAGGATTAGCTAAAAAAATGGAAAGCATTGGATACAGTAATAGATACGTTCTAATAAGGAAAGACTTATGAGCTTTGAGAAATATTTACGTGGTTTAGGTGGAGAGAAAATTGCTACTTATGCAAAAGTTCCACAATACGGAGTCGGTGAGGGGCCTTTTGCTACTACTAGCTATGGAGAGGCTACACGCCCTGAGGTAGAATTTGGTGCGTCAGTAGGTGCGCCGTCAACAGCTCCGAGTCAATATGGACGTTATCAAGCGTTTGGTGGATATAGAGATTCAGATGGTAACTTCTTGGGATATGGTAGCGATCCAAATAGTCTATACGCTAACAGCCCAGACCTACAGAGGCAGTATCAAGAGTACGTAGAGAAGAGTCCACAACGTGCCGCAGATGATTTAAGAAATGCGAAATTACAAGAAGAATACAGAATATTACAGCAACAGGCTCTGGAACAACAGAGAACACAAAGCTTGCCAACCTTAGCCAACTTTAATCCCGCGCCTCAGCAATTTAGTGGCGGTTTAATGGGACAACAACCACAGCAACAGCAACCTATGCAACAACAGCAGCAGATGCCACAACCTATGCAGCAGCAACCTATGCAGCAGCAGGGAGGCTTGATTAACTATACTCATAGAGGTGGCATGGGTGGTATGGGAGGTACGGCTGGTATGGCTGGTGGACTTCATAGAGGTGGACTTATAGCTCCATCAGGTTCAAACGGAGGAGGACAATGAAATTAGAATGTATATGGGAGCTAGAGGAACAAGAGTTCACTGCTAAATTATTTAAAAATGCTGTGTTTAAAGGTGGCGGAGGCGGAGGAGGCCAAAATACCAGTACCGTAGAGAAGGCCGATCCTTGGGCAGGTCAACAGCCTTTCCTTAAGGATGTATTTCAAGAAGCTCAGGATAGGTATGAATCAGGGGATCCAAACTTCTTTCCCGGCTCTACAATTGAACAGTTCAATCCAAACGAAATTGGTTATCAGCAGAATGTTTTAGATCAATTTGCGAGTGGTAGAGGACAAGGATTACAGCAAGGCGCAGAAGGTGCTGTTAACAACTTATTTAGCAGTAATGATATATTTAACGCGACTGGTGGCTTAGCTCCTTACGGACAAGAGTCTTTAGTTGCTGCGAGTAATTTAACAGATTCGCAGGTAGGTGATACTACAGGCGCAAGTCCTCTAATGCAACAGATGCTTAGTGGGTCGGTACAACAAAATCCATTTATTGAGCAAGCTAATAATGCAATGGCTGCCGATGCGGTATCTAATTTTCAACAGCAGGTAATGCCAGCTTTGAGAGCTAGTCAGATAGCTTACCAACCGGGTGGTTCTTCAAGAGGTGATATTGCTTCTGGAATTGCAGCGGGTAATGTAGGCAGAAGCATAACGGATTTTGCCAATACCAACCGAATGAACGCATTTAATTCTGCACAGCAACAGCAGATGCAAGCAGCACAATTGCTAGAAGGTGGAAGAGGCCAGAGAGCTAATGAAGCATTGCAACAGGGTAGTACAGCTTTTGGACTTGGTTTAGGTGGACAACAGCAGTTTGCTGGACAACAGAATCAAGCATTAGGAGCGTATGGCACTGTGTCTCAGACACCGTATGATCTAGCTGGTAATATTAATGACGTTGGAATGACTCAACGTGAGCTTGGACAACAAAATCTTGATGAAGATGTTAACCGCTTTCAGTTTGATCAGAATATTCAGGATCAGAAGCTTTCTAACTATGCTAACCTTATTCAAGGTACTTATGGTGGTACTACAACAAGTACCGCAGAACGTGGAGGACTCGGATTGGCTGGTAGCTTAGGCCAATTAGGTGGTTCTGTAGCGGCCCTTGGCGGCCTATTTGGAGGTAAAACCTGATGTATGATCCTTATGGAATGTTTAGACCTCTCCCGAGAATACGCAAGCGCAGAGGACGAGCGCAGACTTTACGTGGTGGCGGCATAGGTGGGCAAATGGGTGGTATTAATCGGCAAGTAAGCCGTGGTGGTGGTGGACAAATAGCTGGCGCACAACCTCAAATACAACGTGCTATGGGCGGTGGGATTCCACGTGGTGGTAGTAGAGCTACTACTGGCCCCGGTCAGCCAGAGCCTGAACAGGAAGGTTTATTAGGTGGTATTAAGGAAGCTAAAAGCGCTTACGATAATACAAAGGATGCTTTTAGTGGGGGCAAAAACTTAGCCGAGAAAGCTCAGGACTTATACAATAATGATTCTTCTGTGGCTTTACGCAATGTATTTAGTGATAAGTATATCCCCAATAGTGGGGATCTACGTGCTGCAACAGAAGCTCCATCGAGAGGATTATCTGGTCTGACAGAAGCTCCTGCGACAGTCCCATCAGCCTTGCCGACTAACCCTAATCTACAAGGATTAATTAACTCTCCGAGCGCACAAGCTGCCGGAGCTGTTAGTAATGTATCAAGTGGTGTTAATGCTGCTGGTAGCGCGGGTAATGCTGTAATACAGGGTGCGCCACAATTTGCGAATGGCACACAATTAGCTAGTTCTTCTGGTACGGCTGCTGCTGGAGCTGGTGGTCAGTCTGCTGCTCAGGCTGTAAATGCAGGAGGTAGTACTGCGTCATCGGCTGGATCAGCAACAGGTGCTAGTGCGGGTGCTAGTGCGGGTAGTAAAGCATTAGGGGCTGCTGGTGGAGCTTTAGGAGTAGGACTCAGCGCTTATGATATATCACAGAATGGAGCAAATTTTGGCAATGTAGCTGGGTTGGCTGGCTCCGCAATTTTAGCCGGTACTACGGCATTTGGCCTTGCTAATGCGTGGAATCCTGTTGGCTGGGCATTGCTAGCTGGATCTGCTGCATATTCAATATTTGGTTAATATTAAGGTAAATTTATGAGTATTATGAAGCAGAAGGTTGAAGAGGTGCGGGGTCGTATTGGCAGGAAGGAGATGACCCAAGAGGAGGGAATGAACGAGCTACAGGCATTTGCTATGCAACTGAACCCAAAAGCAGCAGAGATGTTTGGGTCAAGTATTATGTCTCAACAGGGAGCAATGCAAGCTGAAGCTGCACAACAGGTACAGGCTCCTAACCCTGCTCAAGCGGGTGGTAAAAGTTTTGTTGCTAATATGGGCTTTACTCCACCAACGGGTGGGCAATCATCAGCTAATAATATGTTTGATCAGCTTAACCAAGCTCCAAATGTTTCAAGTCAGCAGTCCTACACCAATACCGGCCCAAGACAAGGCCCAGAGGCTATGTTTCGGAAGATGGGGCAAGGTGGTGGGCAAGATCAGCCTCCTAGTGGAATGAATGCACAACAGTTTGAGGCCTACCGTATGAAGGTAGAGGCAGCTAAAGCTCAGCAGAGTGTTATGGGTGGCAATACGCCTATATCACCACAAGGATCAATCCCAGAGGCGCAGTTTGTGAAGCAGCCTTACCAACCTTTAGGCCCAAATCCGCAAGCACAGAATCAACGAAGGCCGGATGTAAATATTCCTGTAGATAGAGAAATGCTTGTGGATCAGATGGCGGCGCAGCGCAGGATGGGCAGAGAAGATGCAATGGTCAATAGCACACCTCCACAAGGCCAAGAGCAAGGTCAACAGGAACAGCCGGGTATCTTTAGCCGGATAGGTAGCGGCCTACAGAGTGCGGGCCAAGGTATGGGTAATTACGCAGAAAAGTTGTTTAATGATCCTAACCGTATGGCTATGTTACAGGGTGGTTTGTCTATGATGAATCCTAACTCTTATTATGACCAGCAAGGCTTTGGTAGTGTGTTTCAGGGATTACAAGCTGGATTAGGTCAGGCACAGAGTGGTATGCAGGGTGTTATGAGTCGTAGAAAAGCAAAATCAGATAGAGCTTTGGTAGATGCTAAAGCTGGGTTAGCATCTGTAGGTGGTAAAGCCTCGGCTGGTATACAGGGCTACAACCAAGCTAAGAAAGATGGTTATGAGGGTACATATATGGAATACAAGAAAGAACTTGCAGAGGCTGGAAAGCCTGTCACTAATATTAGTATGGGCAGCAAAGCATTTTCTGACTTAAATAAAACATTAGGTAAAAAGTTTGCCGACTCATACGAATCAGCAGAGGGCGATTTGCAGAGCTTAGTTGCCCTACAGGAGGGGCGTAAGATCTTTGAAAGTGGTATACGAACTGGTCTTGGGGCTGGATCTGTAACCGCTGCGGAGAACTTTTTAGCTTCTAGGTTTGGTATTGGGGAAGGTGATTTGGCAGCTAGGACAAGTGCCTTTGCTGCTATTATGGGCGTACAGGTTGGACAGGTGATTAAGTTATTTGGTTCTGGCACTGGTCTATCAGATGCTGATAGGGAGTATGCACAGAAGATTGCTGGTGGTGAAATTAGTCAGCCTAAAGAGGCCTTAGCAAAATTGCTTGATATCAATGAACGCCTGTTACGTAGAAAACTTGATATACATAATGAGAAAGCGGATCGCCTGTTAAATAAAAAAGGCAGCAAGGATATTTATTTTCCGGTTAAAATTGAGAACATACCGGAGTCATTAGATTACGGTAGTGGAAACGACCCAGCAGGGATACGATAATGAACATAACGCAATTTAGAGGGAAGCACCCAGAGTACTCAGATCTTAGTGATTTTGAGGTTGCAGATAGTTTGCATACGAAACACTATGCAGATTTGCCTAGAGAAAAGTTTATGTCTGATTTTGGCGTAGAAGATAGTATGCCAATGGCAGACGTAGCATCGCAAGCCTTGAAGAACCTTGAGCCTAGTGGTAAGAAGGTTTTAGGTGATTTAGCTCAGGTCTTCATGCACCCAATAGACACAGCTAGTTCATTATTGGACTTGGGTAAGGGTATTATACAGTTAGCTGTTCCCGGAGAGCAGGGTGACGAAGAAACTGCAAGAGCTGTGGGGCGTATGATGCAAAAGCGTTACGGCACGATTAATAATATAAAAAAGACTGCGGCTACTGATCCTGTAGGATTTATGAGTGACTTTTCGGCTTTCCTTACTGGCGGTGGGACTGCTATAGCAAAGGTTGGGCAGATTGGCGGCAAGCTAGGCAAGACTTACGGCAAGCTCCCGCAGATGGTGCGTGAAGGAATACGTGATACTCCAGTTCACGATAAGGGAACATTAGCTAAACGTGGGCAGATGGGAAACCAAGTGTCTAGGGGAGGTGTGGCTTCTCCTGACTTACCGAGCAAACCTAACTGGATGGAGCAGTCTGGTGATTGGCTGGCTAAAGCTGGTAGTAATATTGACCCGTTGCGACAAACAGGTAGACTGGCTGCTTCTGGAGTAAACAAGGGGGGCAAACTTGTATCCGCCTTTCAAGGTAAATTAACCGGAACTGGTACAGATGTGATGCGCCAAAGTTATTCCGCTGGGACACGTAACAGTAAGGCGTGGAAGACTGGTTTTGCAAATGTTGAAGATGCTGATGTATTAGTTAAAGAGGCACGCGCGAACATTAAAGACTTGTCGGTAACTGCTCAGAAGAGGTATATCAAAGATATTGATAAGATGATTAAATCTGCGCCTCCTACTCAATGGGAGCCAATTATAAAAAAGGTGAAGGAGCTAAGGAAATCCACTTTTGATGCGGTCACGGGAGATCACAGCACCATTAGGAACCCAGCAGAGATGCAAAAAGTTACCGAGCTTTTGAGTGTTATAGATGATGTATTAAAAGACCCACGTATGCACAATGCCGGAGGATTTGACTTCTTGAAGAAAGAGTTGCAGAAGATCCAAATTAATCCAGCAACTATGCCGACTGCCAATAGGATTAGAACGGGAACGGCGCAAGCAGTTAAGGCTGAGATTGTGAGAGTGTATGAGAAGTATGACACGATGATGGATGGGTACTCTAATTTTAAATCACTCGATAGTGAGCTAGCTCATGCCTTTGGCAAAGAAAAGCACGTAGCTATGGATGTGACCCTGAAAAAGCTACAAGCGGCTATGCGGAATCAAGTCAATACTAGCATGGGCAACAAGAGAAAACTATTAAAGGAAATAGATCCTACTGAGGCATTAGCGGATAAGATTGCTGGTCAAGCTTCAAGTCCAATTATGCCACGTGGTATGGCTGGTCAGATTGGGCCTGCTAGTGTGTTAGGTGCTGGAGCTACATTAGGTCTACCTGCTGCTATTGGATTATTTGCCGGAGAAAGTCCTAACTTAATGGGCAGGATGAATTTTCACGCAGGACAAGCTTCTATACCGTTTATGGAGGCTGGAAAAGCACTTGGGCCTAAAGGTGGTAGAGCAACAGCTCAAGGTTTGCTACAAGCTGGTAGGATAGAAAAGACAGATCGTAAGGCTGATGCAGAAATGACATTAAAGAAAAAAGCTCCTAAAAAGAAGAAAAGGAAATAAATGGATATGGATATGTCAGGTTTATTAGATGGGGCATCCAATTGGGTAGGTGAGAGGGCGAGTGGTCTGTTTGGGCAATCACCTCCACAACCACAGGCTGCGCCCAATGATTATCCTACAGATAGAGAGTCATATGACTTCTCTTATATAGAAGAGGGACTTGGGTTGCCAGAAGGCGTATTATATGCCTTGATGATGGCTGAGTCGGGTGGTGATGTAAGCGCTGTATCAACAGCAGGAGCGAATGGGCCTTTCCAATTAATGCCAAAAACGGCAAATAAACATGGGGCAAACCCATTTGATTTACATCAAGCCGCACTTGCCGCTGGGAACGAACTGAAGTGGCAGTTAAAATCTTGGGGAGGGGACTTAGATAAAGCATTGGCTTCTTATAACTACGGGCATGGTAACGTAAGGAGGCATGGTGGTGACCTCGACAAAATATCGAGAGTCCAAATTGCGGAAAGTGGTAGGGCTGAAACAAAGGAACATAGGGATAGATTTAACAGGACTTACAACGCAAATCGGTCACAGCCACAGCCTCCGATGCAGACACAGACTAAGCAAATAGCGCAGAAGCCAAACAACGAGACAGGATTTAACTATCAAGCTCCTGCCTTTGGAACTGAGCCAATGCCAGTACAGGCTAGGCAGGTAGCGGTGAAGCCGAAGAAGGTAGCAGTGAAGCCGAAGAAAATACCAATGAAAAAAAAGGCTACCAAGAAAGCCATCCCAGATATGATTTTACGAAAGAGTGCGCCACCCTCAACGAATGCGCCAGCTTCAATGTTTGGTTTAAAGTTGAGTTAAACTTACAAAAAGCTAGTTGACATAGGTTTGTACTTCGTGTAGAGTGTTTTGCAGATGAAAGAAACAGTGTTCATCTCAAGATTCACACCACGATACAAACGAACTTTAAGGTTTTAGTTTCTACTAAAGCTTACTAAGGGGCTTGGAATTTCGTGGTGGATTCCCAAGCCCCTTTTTTATTTGTTTTCTCCCCCGTTTAAGTGTTTAGGTGCATACATCTGGCAACGGGTAAATTGTCAGGATTGACGAGGTTGTTGGAGGCAACCTGTTATGCGGGTGACCGTATAACGCACCACCCTCCCCACATTTAAAGGAGCTATAAATTGACTATTACATTATCTGAGAGACAACTTAATGCACTGGAAGTAGCAATGGATTATTATCTGGCTCAGGTGGTAGTCTTGGACAATATGGAAACAGTAAGATTGATCATCCATATTAAAAATTATTTACGGGATTGCAAATGACTATTACAGCAGAACAAATTAAGTTTAGAAAAGGCAAGATAGGGGCCAGTAGTATGGCTCAGGCAGTTGGTTACGGTTACGGAGGTAAAACCCGTGCCGCTCTTTTTCATTCTATGAAAGGAAATACACAACCAGATCCAGAATCAATAGCAATGAGAGTTGGAAACTTTATGGAGGCCTTCATTCTTGATGAGTATAACCGCAGTACGGACAGGGGTGGAATCGAGTATCCTCAGACCCAAGTCCATAGTGACGAGCCACGTTTGATCTGCCATTGCGATGGCATTACTACGAAAACTACAACTCCCCGCCTGATTGAAATTAAGAATGTTGGCCCCCATATGAAGGACGCGTGGAGAGATGGAGTACCAAAGTATGTACACATCCAAGCGTGTGGACAATCAATGCTTACAGAGATTGAAAGAGTTGATGTGGTAGCTTATTTTGGAGGCAGTGACTTAAAGGTTTATGAGTTGCAGTTTACTCCTCTAGATCACGCCATGTTATATGATAACTTGAAGGACTTCCTTGCCTACCTCGATAAGGATGAAGAACCACCTCATGTGCAGGCAGACCTGCCTATGCTAGCTGCGTATTTTGGCTATAAAGATGAGGCGATTGAAGCTGATGACACGATCATAGCTGATGCAGTTTTGTTAGCTAAGTTGAAACGTGATTCAAAAGTGTGTACAACGGATAAGCTAGCAACAGACGAGTTGGAATATAGGATTAAAGAGTATATGCAAGACAAGGCTTATCTTATTAACAAAGAAGGTGTTCCATTGTTCACATGGAAACAGGGAAAGGAGAAGACGACAATAGATTGGGAGGCTGTAGCTAGGAAGCTCTGGATAACAGGACATACCAACAACTTTAATGACCCAGAGTGGTTAAGCGCTTGCCAATCAAATACAACTACAAAATCAGGATCACGATCTTTTCTATGTAAAATCAAAGGAGTAAATCATGGTTAATAAAAAGGCAGAAGAACCACCAAAGACAATAACGTCTGAGCAAATGATTGTTGGAGCATTAAACGCAGTCATGCAGCAAGTAGCTTATGTGCAGAAGACAGGTAAGGTAAAGTTTGGATCTACTAACTATACCTACGCTTCAGAGCAGGACATTCTAGCAGTAGCTAGACCTTACTTTGTAGCCGCTGGATTAATATTGACTCCAAATTGCACAGAAATGAGAGAGTCGGGTCACAAAGTATTTGTCAAGGTAGAGTATACATTAGCTCATACGTCTGGAGCAGTATGGCCTCATCCACTATCTATGTGGGGCTGCGGGGAAGATAAGGGTGATAAAGCCTTGTATAAAGCTCTTACAGGGGCTAACAAGTATTTGTGGGCTAAGATGTTACAGTTAGCTACAGGTGACGATGCTGAATCTGGTATACAGCCTGAGCAACATAAAAAAAGTAGTACTACGGATAGAGTAAAAGAATACTGCTTAAAAGAACATGGAGGAGCAGATGATTTTTCAAGGAAAGAACGACTGACATTACTCAATGGTTTAATGATAGCAGTCAACTGTGATCCGGTCGATAATCCCACCCAGATCACTACTCAACAATGGGATGCAATGGCAGCTAACCTGCCTTCATAGGAGTAACAAAATGAGTCAACAATGGCATGGCATAGGACGATTAACGCGAGAGTCAACATACGAAGATGCTGGGGAATCCGGCAAAAAGGTTGCGAAATTCGGACTCGCAATTAATGAGTACAAGGACAAGGTGAGCTTCTTTGATTGTAAAGCATGGGACAAACAAGGTGGTGAAGTAATCCACAAGTATACGAAGAAGGGTGATCGTGTCAGTTTGTACGGCATCATCTCCCAAGAGAGATGGGACGATAAAGAGGGTAATAAGCGTTCTAAACACGTGGTCATCGTAAAGTCGGTTGAATTGCTGGAGCCGAAACCAGTAGATGAGAGTGTACCTGTTGCTACAACGGCAGATATTCCTTTCTAACGAATCGCTACAGGTATCGTAGCTTACCTCCTTGTAGATAACCTGCCGCTGGACAGGGTGATACCTTCCAGCATTTTATTTAAACTAAGGAGCAATATTATGGGCAAGAAAGTTTGGATCGATGCAGACATAATGGGTAATAACAATAACAATGGTATTTGTTTTCAATTAGCTCAAAGCACTGAAATATATGGTGGGGTACAGGAGTGTCGTATCTATACTGACTACCCTGAAAAGGGTGGCAAGTTAAAAAAGATTGTATCAGGTAAAGAACAGACTAACCTTCGGGAACAATCGTTTAATAATACGTTCACCCCACGTGAAGCAAGTAACATATCGGGGTTGAAATGAATCCTCCATTAAGGCGTATGAAGGATAGTATGCGTGAACAACGTAAGCTGCTTATCCTTCTCAATATCAGGCGTGATGGACTCAAGCAGTCATGGGATGCGGCTACCGACCTACGCCGTAGGAATGATATAGGGGCAGATGGTAAGGCGGTTAAGCTTAGAATTAAAGACATAGAAAATTACTTAAAACTTTGTAACACAGCAATGATGAAGGGTAAGGCAGAGGACTACCCTAAGCTTGCTGAATTCCATTACTATAAAGAGAACTTGAGGGCTAAATAATGAGTAGAGCTAATTTATTTGATTTGGTTTTAATATCGGCACTGGCTGGACTAATATGGTGGGGATATTATACATACAAGCATCCTTTGGCGGCGCTAGAGGTAGAAGTCCCCGCCATAGAGCTTAATTTGGAAAAGAGTATTTATTATAAAAGCTGGGATTTTAAACATTGTACTCCTACCAACACAGACTGTGGACGGTTAGATGAAAAAAGCAATTAAAGAGCAGCTACAATCTCTGACAAAGCTAGATATGATTTGCGTGGAATGGGTTGACGCAGAGAAGGATGAAGGGACTTGTTGGGTAGACTTAGATTCAGCAGTTCCTGATAAACAACAGTATGTAACAGCTAGAGCAATTGGTTTCTTTGTTGGTTTTAGTCCTACACTACTACGTATGACTTCTGATTACGACCCGTCTAACAATAAGATCTACGGCTTCAACGACATACAGACGGCTAACATTAAAACAATAGAGAAACTTTATGGAAAATCACGTATCTGAGGTTGTATTTTCGAGTATCACGTTAATTAGTATTTGGATGGTTACTCATCCTGAGACATTACGTGTCGGTATGTTCTTAGGATTAGTAATGCAAGCAGTATGGATATTATGGTGGTTGCATACTGGGCAAGAAGGGATTATACTTCTCGACCTTGGCATTCTTATTATTTACAGCAAGAGATTATGGAGGATTGGTCATGGAGTTTGAAACTACCAGATGTGCTTGGTGCGACAAGATGATGGAACCGCTACGAACACGCAAGAGTGGAATATGGCAATGTTTTTATTGCTTTAATAAGTTAGTAATATGTGACGATGAAAAGAGCGCACAATATATTGAACCTAAAATCGAGGATGATAATGAGGAATGAAAAGTTTAACCAGATATTGAGTGAGATGCAATCAATGCACGACAAGAAGAACACCGACTATGCAAGCGTAGAAGACCCATTGAAGAATCTTAAAGGCTGCACTCGCTTGGGGCTAGATCCTATCATCGGTACTGTGATTCGTATGCAGGATAAGGTTGAGCGGATAGAAAACTTCATGCGTAATGGAGAGTTGGTTAATGAGAGCGTAAGGGACTCTTTTTTAGACTTAGCAATTTATTCTACTTTAGCAATCGTTATACTGGAGGAAATGCAAAATGGAAAACGTAAATCAGGAGATAGTCAGGCAACTAGAGATGCTGAACACTGGGATGAGGTTGATATACAACCATATGAAGGACAAAGACGCAGTCAAACCACCACCAGCCGTGAGGCAGCAGAAGCATTACACGAGCCAAAATCTGGAGACAGCCCGGTTCATACTAGCCACTATTAAACGTAGTGTTACGATTAAAGATCCCAACATAGCAAGCTGGGCTAATGATGTTAGGTTGATGGAGACAATAGATAAGCGTAGTGATGCTCAAATACGTGATGCTATTACCCGCTTCTCACATGATCCTTTCTGGGCTGTTACCTGTCGCTCTCCTATTAGTTTAAGGAAGAATTTTGATAGGTCACAAGTCCTAGAGAAGTCTAAGGGTGAAGATCCTAACCAATACCGATGAAAACTTTAGATGGAGTACCACATGATCGTGAAGCAGAGGGTCAGCTGTTATCTGCTCTGGTTGCAGATCAAACTTACTTGTATCGCATTGCAACTGTTGTTAAACCTGATTACTTCTTTAACGTGGCTTGCAGACGTATCTATAAGCAGTTACTTAAGATTGCGGAATCTGGTGACACGTATACAGAATCTATCTTGGTTGATGCGTTACCTGATGACGAGATACCAATTCGTGAAGTATATGATCAAGCCATCACAGGCGGCGTGTCTATACACTTCGCACAAAGGGTAAAGCAATATGCCTACGCAAGAGAAGTTTATAAGTTTGGCGATACCCTTCACAAACTGGCAGCTAACCTTGATTCGGTTGAGCAGGCCAACGGGGTTTTACAGGATAACTATGACAAACTTAATAGTGAATTTTTCGCAAGTGGCTCTGATACTTATTCACCCGCAGGAGTCGGTGAAATATGCGAAGCAATCCACCTTAAGAGAAGTAACCCCGGTGTGCATGGAGTCAAAACCCTGCTTCCAGTTTTTGACAATGTCGTCAAAGGCCTCAAACTTATTAACCTCATATGCGGCCCCACAGGTTTCGGCAAAACCGCTGTCGCCTTACAGTGGGCGTATAACATAGGTATAGTACAGAACGTACCAACGCTTTACCTAAACTATGAAATGGAAGCATCAGAGCTTACAGAGCGTCTACTCGCCTGTGGCTCTGGTGTTCCCCTAGAGGACATACAGAAAGGAAGTACGAATGACGCTGCACACAAGAGAGTCGAGGGGGTATCAAAGAGCCTTAGAAACGGCAAGCTTTACATTACTGGGTGTGAAGCAAAAACTATTAATAGCACAATCAATCTTATTCACCAGTATCATAGCCAACATGGGATTCGTGTGGTATTTATTGATTATATCGGAGAGGTAGCATTAGACGAGGCTGATCATGGAAAAAACACTTATGGATTGTATGGTGAATGGTTACAGCGTGTAAAGGATACGGTCAGTAAGTTGGGTATGAAGTCTGTGATATTGGTACAGCTTAATCGAGAAGGAGAGATTGCCGACTCAATGCAACTATTACATAAGGCTCATACTGCTATTAAATTGTTTGAAGATAAAGCAGGTAGACCGTTTTATAAGATGTATAAGAATAGAGGAGGCCCGATGATATTACCTGTCGAGCTTGATTTTAATAAGAAGACACAACAAGTCTCAGAAAAGGAGCCATTCTAATGCAAGAGAAACTAGAGCCAGTAGACTTAACATTTGCTTTTATAGCTAAAGAGATTATACAAGACCGCCATGATGCTGGAGACGTGGCAATGACTAAAATCTTAGAGTCAGGCAAGCTTAACGTCAAAGATTGGCCTCCTGCGTTAAAGTTTGACATACTATTGAAGTTACTCATTAACCAATTGGGTGAAGCTCAGGCCACACTTACAAGTAATGATCGAGATGTACGTCAAATGATTGCTAACCTACCTGACTTAGAAAAGGAATTTGAGACATGGAAGAGCCGGAACTAAGAGGTATGTATGTACCATTAATTTCACGTGCGGGATCTTATACTAAAAGACCAATTTATGATGGGCATGGCAGGATGGAGTCTTTTGTTAATTTGTATAACGCACGTAAAGCAGCCAAGCAATACCTCAAAAAGCATGGTGGAGAGTTTGGGCAGTATGAAATGGAAGCCCATATAGGCTATTATACGTGTGAAGGAACACCTGATCCAGTTGATGAATGAGTTATTAATCACAATTGTATTGCTCATCCCTCCTACATCTCAGGGTGTTAGTTGGGATGTGAATGAGATACCTAATCAGATGGTTATTACATACAAAACAGGTGTACAGGCAAGCTACAGTACAACGCAAGTACCCTGTAATGCTGTTGCAATTAAGAAAGGTTGGACATTGTATAAAACTAAATCTACTAATCAACCCGTTTGCTACTTGACAGACGTTAGCAGACCGGTTATGGTTAGAGGGTCTTGGACTGGCGTAACAGTTCGCACTTATAAAAGGAGGAACAAATGAAAATTACATTATGCCCAACATCAGGAAACATTTTTCTCATATCCGAAACTCCAGAAGATACACAGGATATTCACGCATTTTATTGCTCAAACCGGAGCTACAAGGGAGAATTTAGGATGGAGTTAGACACGCCACATGACAAGGGCAGTCTTTGTAGTGATACCATCTTAACCCTGACTTGCGAGGCATCGGTGGTGGTGCATGAGAATGAACAAGAAGAAGTCTAAGAGTAAAGTATTAGAGGGTATGATAACGCTACCCGTTGCTAAACCGACAATATTAATACAGTGTGGAAATGTAAGCACTGTATACCCAGCGGAATATACTAAACATAGAATAAACCCTAATTACAAAGGAGAATCAAATGATTGTTAGCATTGAGTCAGAAGGTAGTAGTGTACACGTTGAGCAGGAACACATTGATGATGAGGTGTTGTTAGAGGATGTGTTTAATCTACTCATAGAACCTGCTCTATTGGGGTTTGGCTTCCAGAAAGGCTCTATACTTGATGTTTGTGAAGAGTACATCATGGATAACAGTGATGAGTTTATTACTGTATCTGCGGCTAAAGCTGCAAGGGCTAAGGAAGATGACGATGAGGATGAAGATGATACAGAGGAGTGTAAGAATAAATGCTCCAGATACACTTCAGGCTATGATAAAGGTTATCTAGCAGGCTTAAGAGAAGCTATGCTGAAAATCAGAGGACTTACCGAGTAATTTATAGGGGGATTCGGCTTAATTCATGGGGATGGGCGGCTGATGAACCCTTAACGAATACATAGCAGGAGGCAATAATGCCTAAAGGTAGTACAACAATATAATTCAGAAAGGTTGATACAATTAAATACTTAGAGGTCTAAAAATCATAGGACTAGTCGCAAATCTCCCCGATAAGCGGCTAGTCCGATTTTAGGGGTTAGGAAATGACAAGTATTAAACTGGTAAGAATGCCGCTCAATATTGATACAGATAGCATTGCAAAACGACTCAAATCTTTAAAGAATAAAGGCACACTCTGGGAAAGTAGGAGTGCAGACTTTCCTTTTTATACAGTTGGCAAGGCCTCATATTTAGATGGTAGATCCGGCAAATATTACCCTGAGGTAAGAATCCTCAATCCAATATTACTACATTTATTTAATGATCTTTACGCAGAAGTAGCTGGCAAGTTGTCCAAGCATTTTGGTGAATGGGTGACGATGAGGGATAACCTAGCGTTACCCGGCTTTCATATTTTCCCATCAGACGAAAAACTGGTAGGTATAGCAGGACATTGGCATTTAGATTACCCTCATACTACTCTCGGCATGGGAGATGAGGACGCACACGCCTTTACAGTAGCTATTGAGCTACCTAAATGTGGCGGTGGTCTTGATACTAAGGATGAATATATCGGCTATAATGTAGGCGAATTAGTCCTACATGATGGATTAACTAACCATAGAATCTCATCCTATAAAGAGTATCACCCAGACGAGTATCGGATTACATTACAAGGGCATATTATCAGGGATGGAGCTTCTCTAATCATGTTTTGGTGAAAGGAATGATATGACAAAGCCAAAGTTAGAAACGCAATCAGATATTAACCATAAGAACGCAGCTAAGGATAAGATTGAGATTGCATGGAAATGTAAGATCTTAGACTTGTACGAGCCTTTGTATCGCTTAGACTGGTGGATACCTGAAAAGAATGTTTACATAGAGCATAAACAAAGGACGGTCAGTAAGGGTAAATATCCGACTGTGATATTAAGTCTATCCAAGCTGTTAATGATGAAGGATCTGAAGGATTTAGTCGGAGCAAGGTGCTTTTTCGTGGTAGGATTCACAGATGGCCTCATGTATACCTTAATAAAGGCTGATTATGATTATAAGGTAACAGTAGGTGGAAGAAAAGATCGTGGCATAGAAGGCGATGTAGAGCCAGTAATGCATTTCCCAATGTCTGACTTCTGCAACATATATTAGCATAAACGAGTCAAAAACAGGTGGTTTAGCAAAACCTGTCAAGGATTAAGTACATTTATTTTCATTTATTTTGTGCATCTGAGGCTTTTATTTGCACATTGGTAGACAGGATGAAAAAGTTGTGTTATATTAAACAAGACCTGAGAAAAAGAGGATCATAAATCTAGTAACTGCTTAATCTACTCTTAAGTAGTATAAGTATAAATACCTCTTGCGGTGAGCAAGAGAGATAAGTACAACTTATCTAATCCCGTAGTTAATGGAGAATTGTATCAATGAGTAAAGCCGCTCGGCTCAAAGGTCAATCAGGTGAACGTGAAGTTTGTAAGCTCTTAGGCGATGCCTTGGGGCTTTCGTTGTCTCGTACTCTAGATCAAACTAGAGATGGAGGTTGCGATATTATAGTAGGAGATTGGGCAGTAGAAGTGAAACGCCAAGAACGATTAAATATCAAAGACTGGTGGGCGCAAGCAATGCGGCAAGCAAAGGATCTCAATAAACAACCTGTTTTGTTTTACCGTCAATCAAGAGATGATTGGCATGTGATAATGCCTTTTGCATTAGATCGTGACCCTGCGAGGTATTGGGTACATGGTGATATAGAGCTATTTTTAGAAAGGGTGGGCAATATACATGGAGACTCTTGAAAAGGTCATAGAATGGGCTAAGATGTACGCCGCTGAAGAGCCTCAATTGCATCTACTATATAAGATAGATAAGGAAGGATTTCCTAATTTAGGGTTAGCGTGTCAGTCAGCAGATGATCGCTTTAATGCTATGTATATCTATATACCGGAGCCTGATGCTAAGAATAAGCTACCTAAGAGAATAGAAGAGACAATGGACGATCTCGCGCAGGAGTGTAATTTTGTGATAGCTTGTGATAACTGGGAAACCACGAAAAACTTTATAATGGTTTACCTCAAGAATGGAGAAAAGAAAGGCCTAGACCTGAATGGCCTAGACCCTCGCTTATTCCCCGATGAAGTTAGTTTGAATTAGTCTTTTTCCCCCTCGTATAGTAGTGCATCTCCTAAATAGGACTCAATGCGCCAGTCTGAATACTCACCATCTTTATAGGTGGCACGCTTCCAACCTCCGTGACATTGCCATACATGCTGATTGCCTTTTATAAACGTCCTACCACCATCTTTTGTGTCTATTGTATAGCCCATTGATAGAGCAATCTTAGCTGATTCAATCATTCTGCCCTCCCTTCTAGATAACACCCAGCCCAATATGAACAATCAATATACTCCAAATCTCCTAAATTCTCCTTTGTCTTAGTACCCGTTGATAATACATATTGAGCAATGAGTCCTTCATGCGTACATATATCACGAGTGCCATGTATAGCGATCTGGCAGGACTCTATCGAGCTATGTTCTTGAACAAAGGCATAAGGCCCATCGTTTAATAATGTCGTGCTAGATATGAAGCTGCCGAACATAATGGATGCTACTGCAATAAAAGCTGTCATAGTACTACTCCTTGATTTAAGTTATAAGTATTCTGCAAAAGTGAGTGTTTGATTGGGTTCCGCTTTTGTAATATGTTTGAGCGTTACCTCTATATTGAGCATCGGAAATACCTCCTCTGATGGTAATTCTACTGGTATATTTATCGTAAAATCGTAGTCTGACACCTCCCAGCTATCGCTCCTATAATAGAGTAAGCCGCCATATTTTAATAGTTTATCAACTGCCTTTTTAGCTAGCTTATCGAAATCTTTCATTTTATAAACTGTATACATGATGTAACCTCCGATTATTAGATTAAGTTTTACTACCTACCTTTTGTATATACTGGCCTTCGTGGCGCTAAATTTACCAATGAGCCTTGATCCATGCCCTTAGATACGATTATGGCGCATCCCTGCGATTTCATAGCATGGTGACGTTTTGGTTGAATTTCCATAGCGTATTCTGATTTATGCATAGTGCGTGTAAATGTAAACACCTGTCCTACTGGCATATCTTGGTATTCAACCACCTGCCAGCGCTTGGAGTGATGTTGATCCTCTAGCCGGTCGATCCGGATATTGAGATGCTTAATAAGCTGTAGATTAGGTTCTGGGGCTGATTTTTCGGCATTGAGTTCAAGTCTGGCTTTTCGTAGTGGTGCGGGTTCTTTTTGCTTAATCATTGTGTTCTCCTTAGTTAGGGTTATTGCCTGATTGGTCAAAGATCATTATTAAAACTAGAATACTTAAGAGATATTTACCCATAATTTAATCCTTTTATAATATAAACGCAAGTATTGAAAGTGCAAAATAGTTGATTGCTGAATAAACTATAGCGATTGCAGTTAAGCCGCATAGAAAGCCTGCTAGATGGTTGATGCTCATAGTTTCACCACCTTATCGAGTTTAGATAGCAGTTTTGGGTCTTGTATGCTGGCCAAGCATAGGCTTAAACATCGCCTAATATATTCTGCCCTCGCGATCTTGTAGTGCCTGCAAACTATATCGAGCGCCTTAGAAAATAAAGGGTCAACGTGTAACTGAAGCAAATGGGTCTGGGTATTGGTTTTATGGGCTTTTAATTTCTCTTCTATAGTGGCCATTGGTATCCTTTAACTTAGGTTTAAAGCTGTAGCAATACGTTTTGAATTGCCGCCTGCTTTGATTAATGCCTGCGCCATTACTTTTTTCATATCTTTATCAGGGAATTGTGACATAAGAGATAAATATTGCTCAAGGTGGCTGTGGGCAGTCTTATTGCTTGATTCTATCCTGTTAACGTGTGGTTTTAAGGTAATTGACATATCGTTAATAATGGCTTGTGTAGCTTTATTGGCGGCTTTGATTATCTCCTGATTATTCATTGCTTTCACCTTGGTTAAATGTGATTGAAGTTTCCATACCGCATTGTTGACAGTTATAGTGTGCCGATTGACCTAACATACCTAACATATTTAGAGTACCGTTGCAGACTTCACAGAATTGGATTTCTTGGTCGAAATATTCGTTTTCGGTTTCTATGTCATTCATTGTTATAACCTCCTATTTAGTGTATTGGGATAACTATATTTTTGGCTTGACTATCAGTACCGCAACAAAGGCCGCAATCTTTACATTGGATAGAATGGGTAAAGTTGGGGCATACGATCTCATCGGACGCGAGTTTATTCGCGGCATACTTAACCGTGCGAAATGTTCTAAATCCTAGTTTATTAGCTTTAATCTTATCATTTATATTATGTACGCTGGCCATGCACCAAGATTTAAGGAAGTTTGACTTCTTATCTTGCCAATTATGAGTATATCCCAGCAATCGTTTGAATTTAGCTCTAATAGATAGGCTTACTTTTTCAGGTCTTGCGGCTGGGTCACCGTAGGCACCGTCACGACCTAAATTATAGGCTTTATCCGGTTTAGTTACTAGTAACTTGCTTTTTGTTTTATGGATAGCATTAGCCGCAAAGCCGCAATTAACATAGCATGGTTGGTCTTCAATTGGCTTATCCTTATGTAATAGAGGACGCAATGGGCAGTTGCCACAGATTGCTTGATCTAGTCCAGACTTCAAAGAATCGGTAGGTTTTTCGTTTGAACAAAGGATAGTAATTTGTGGGATGTTACCAGTTTTGATGTTAGTTGATTTCTCTGTTAACGTAGAATAGATATCATCTTTGGTATATTCTGATTGACCTGCCCATAATAACGATGTATTCGCCATGGTTTATCCTCCTTATTTAAGATTGATTAAAATTAATATTGTCGGGTAACAGTCGGGCAAATTGCTTTAAGTGCCGTGTAAATATGATCATCGTTAAGGTAAGAATACAGGGTATTGCAAACGTATTTAGATAAACCAGCCCCAAACATTAAATCAAAGCAAAAGCGTTTTTGTAAGTCTTTTGTTTTATCACTTCGTGAAAATAGCCCCGTTTCATATTCTTTAATGAGATTGTCCCGACCATGTACTGATAAAGTATGGTCTATTTCCTGTTTGATATGATTGAAATGTTCTGGTTTAATTTTCATGGTATTGTTCCTTATTTAAGATTGAAAAGGTTTAAGAGTTTAGGCGGGGTTGGTATATTGATGGATCATTTTACCGCTGGCATTGTTTAGGCTTAAGTGATTAAGCTGGCCTGACTCCTTACATTTATTATTAAGGGATAATAGGCGCTTATATTCCATTGCGGCATTGGTAAACTCCTTTGGATTGAATGAGGTATTAACGAGTTGGCCGTCTTTGTATGCTCCGTTTATTGTGTATCCTGTTACCATGATTGATGCTCCTTTATTAAATAACTTTAGTGTTAGGATTTAACGCTTGTATTTTTGCTTTGACTTCATTCAATGGCATACTTAGAAAGAATGGCGTTGGGTAAGTATCGCCGGTATCTGAAAAAGTAGCAAGGTATATATTTTGTTGAGTGTTGGTGGTGATTGTGATTGTTTCCATTGTATGCTCCTTAATTGTCGTTAAAGATAAATAATTGCGGAATAGCTATAATCAGGACTAACGCTATGCTCACTATGATAAAAACTGTTATAAGCATATTAGAACCTCCAAATCGAATCATCATCCATTTCTTGAACCATTTCGCAATTCTCTATGAAGAAACGTAAAGAGAATAAAATCAGGTCTTCATCATCCAAAAGCTCGGTATCTTCTGGGAAGCGTCTTCTGATTTCTTGTAGCTTTTCGGTGATTGTATTTTCCATGGTTGCTTCTCCTTATTTATAGAATGAATACTGATTTACTATCCATATAATAAACCCTATGATTTGAGATTGCAATGTTTATTTGTATATTATTTAATTTAGTTTGTAACTCCTATGAATATAGGGAGTTGGTCAACAATAGATATATACCATGCGAATTGCGTGTACTTTGTAACTGTGTTACTATTTGTGTAACTTTTATACAATATGCTATATTATGATGAATAGGTATAAACGCAAGCGATTAAAGGGAAATGCATTATATGGATGATAAGGGAGCGGTGCGAGATATGGGGAAATGTCAAGGGAAAAGTGAGAGGGATAAAGCGTTATGTTCCAAGAAACACAGCGGTCGGTGCTTCGGTGAGTAAAGGTAAACCTATCTCTAAATTATATCATCTATCCTTCGACCAACTACCAGCATTAGAAGAACAGTTAATGAAATTAAAGTCTCGATCGAATGAAATGCGACGGGGAATTATATCAGCAATGGCGAGTGCGATAGGATTGTGTGACGTTGCTCTATTAGCTGACAGAATGGGCTTAGCCCAATTGGGCAGGGAAAGTTTGGCACGTAACTTGCAAGCAAGCAACGATCATGCCGCAACAAATGGCACGGACATTGCAAGGTGCAAGGATGATGCCGCATCTCTGGCACGGGACTTGCAAGGGGATTCTGGCACGGGTATTGCAGGGAGAAGTGAGGGGGTGGGGGGGGGTATAAACAAGCCGCTACTTAATTTATTTGAGGATCCCTCATACCTTGACTCACCTATCTCCCCAAAAAAAAATTCCATTCAAGAGACATATGCCGATTTTGGCTTTAGAGTGGTAGAGATGTTAGAATATTGGAATGAAATTAAGTTAGAGGATGCAGAATGGACAGAAAGTTACAAATCATACGTATTAAAGAACAAAGAAAGCCGGAGCGATCTAGTTCAGCGGCTGAGCGAGTTATAGAGTATGCTGACGATGATGATATTGGTATTTCTAGTAATTGGCCTATTATGGTTGACAGATTAATAGAGTTACGTAAGAAGGAGAAGGCATGTATTTATTCGTATTAATTCACATAGTATTATCGGCCCCAGTGCCTTATGTAGATCATATGCAGGTTATCAGTTTTCATCAGAGTGCTATGGAGTGCCAGAAGGTACATGACGCTACTCTAGTTAAAATGAAAGATGATAACCCATTACCCAATGGGGTTAACCTTGGCTGCGTGCCATTAAATGGACAAACGACATGAGCGAACAAAAGGCGAAGATTGAAGCACACCCTGATTTTTTCACAGATATATCCCATAGAGATTGGTTAGCAGGTATGGCTATGCAAGGTTATATAGCTTCTGCTGAGTGGCGTGATACTGATGTTCCAAAATATGCCTATAGGATGGCAGATAAGATGATAAAGGACTCTAATGACTGATAAGCGTTTAATGAATCCTAATTCATTGAAGAACCTTAAGCACAATGGTAGGCAGAAGGGTTCTGGCAATAAGCTTGGAGCGTCCTTTAAGGAGGATCTATTAGACTTATGGAACTCTATAAAGAAGGATGATGATGGTCAGTACAAGAAGAGAGGTCAAGTACTCTTAAGGAAGGCAGCGGATAAAGACCCGTTGGGCTTTGTGAAGATGATGGCTACTTTAGTGCCTAAGGAAGTTACACCGTTAGAAGAGGCTAGGAGTGAGGCTAGTTTCGCTGAAACTCTTATGAGGATGAACGAAAAGACATCTCAGGCAGAGCTAGAAGATGTAATTATTGACGTTGACGGCATTATAGGCCGAGAAGGGGAGTTAGATGATTGAGGGCATATTACTAGGGTTATGTGTGGTTGCATTAGCATGGGGTATTCCGTTTGCCTTCATGTTGAAGGGAAGTATAGGGCGTGAGTTTGAAAGGGCCAGAGCGATGCCTCAGGCTCCTCATATCAACAGTGCAGGCGAGGAATGGTACTTTGTCGGTGACACGATGAAAGATGGTAGTGAAGGCCCAAGATCTTGGAGGTTGTTACGCACTGGTGTGAAGGTATGAAGATAGCTATTGTGGGGTTTAGTGCATCTAGTTATGATGATGCTCCTTGGGAGGACGATAAGTGGGAGAAGTGGGGTATGCCTTGGGACGGTAAAGGCTGGGAGCGTTATGACAGGTTATTTGAGATGCACTCTCCAGTATTATGGGATTCTAAGATGGCAGAGCCTTTTATTGAGTTTTGGGATGGTGACAAGTTTCACAGGAAGAGCCATCGTCCAGACGATTACTACCCTATAGAGGGTGAAGAAGGTCGTTTATTAAAGGCTGCTCACAGTACTAAACATAAGGTGTATGCTCAGACAGGTATTGAGGAGTGTAACGTCAAGAATAGTCAAGGCTTAATCACTTATCCATTTAAGCGTGTAATTAAGGTTACTGGCTGTGATTACTTCCAGAGTAGCATTGCTTATGCTCTAGCATTAGCTATTACAGAGATTAAGGCTAATGATGCAATAGTAATAGCTGAGATAGCTCTTTATGGAGTGGATGTATCTCCTGATGAGGAGTGGTCGTATCAGAGGGCTAATATTGAGTACTTGATAGGTGTAGCACGTGGTATGGGTATTGAGGTGACTATCCCTGAGAGTTCAGCCTTATGTAAGTTTCAGGATCAAGTGATTAAGTATGGTGCTATGGATGTAGCGTATACGAAGCGTTATGGGGTTATAAGGGAGCCTCAGACATTTATAAGGCATTCTTTAGGTGAAAAATACAGTATTAAACAATTAATGACTTTGGATTTACCAGAGAGACTAAAAAAGGAACTATTAGACTATGCCGGATAAGTTGACTGCTGCTCAGCGAACACAAATAGAAGCAGGCCGACACCATGATTTAGAGACGTTAGTGGATGAGCGTACTCAGGAGTTCTGGATCACTATCTGCCAGATGCAGGCCCAAATAAGCGCATTAGAGGAGTATGCGGATAGGATGAAGGTATTGCATGAGTAAGGATATAATTGCACAGTTACAAAAGTGGCGTGAACGACCTGATTTGTTTGTTAAACAAGCTTTAGGAGCAACACCAGAAAAATGGCAGGTCACCGCATTACGATCTATTGCCATTAATGACCGGGTTGCTGTTAAAAGTGGTCATGGAGTAGGCAAAAGCGCGTTTTTAGCTTGGATCATGTTATGGTGGCTACTTACACGTTTTCCTGCCAAAATAGCCTGTACTGCGCCTACTTCTCACCAATTAGAGGACGTATTATGGGGTGAGGTAGCTAAGTGGTACAGAAGGCTAGATCCTTCTTTAAAGAGCTTAATTACGGTTAAATCAGACCAAGTAGTACTTAATGCAGCTCCTAATGAAAGTTTCGCAGTAGCCCGAACAGCTAGAAAAGAGAAGCCAGAAGCGTTTCAGGGCTTTCACTCAGAGAATATGCTGTTTATGATAGATGAGGCTTCAGGCGTAGATCCTATCATATTTGAGGTAGGAGAAGGTGCTATGTCAACAGCAGGAGCTAAAACTCTGATGACTGGCAATCCTACTAGAACAAGTGGTTATTTCTATGATGCTTTTCATAAGATGCGTGAGTGGTGGACTACTTACACAGTTTCGTGTAGTGATTCTACACAAGCTACAGAAGAGTATGTAACGCAGATGGGCCAGAAGTGGGGTACAGAGTCTAACGTGTACTCAGTGCGTGTATTAGGTAACTTTCCTAAGGATGATGATGATTCTATTGTTTCACGTGCTTTAGTTGAGGCTTCCATTGGGAGAGACATATTCGTTGATAAGTCTGAGCCAGTTATATGGGGCTTAGATGTAGCACGTTTTGGGTCGGATAAGACAGCCTTATGTATACGTAAAGGCCGAAAGATAATTGGTAAGATAGAGACTTGGAGGAACAAGGATACCATGCAGGTAGCCGGTATTATTAAAGCTAAATACGATAAGGTGGCAAATTATGAGCCAGAAAGACCCGCTGAAATTATGGTCGATAGCATTGGTGTCGGAGCTGGAGTCGTGGATAGACTACGTGAAATGGGCTTACCCGCACGAGGAATCAATGTTGCAGAGTCAGCGTCTGTCGAGGCTTTGTACCATCGCCTTAGAGATGAACTCTGGTTCAGAGCCAAAGAGTTCTTTGACGGAAGAGATGTAACAATGGAGGAGGATGAGGACTTAATTGAGGAGTTATGTTCCGTTAAGTACGAATATACCTCATTAGGTAAGCTAAAAGCCGAGTCTAAGGATGATATGAAGAAAAGAGGCTTAGCCTCACCTGATATAGCAGATGCCTTCTGTTTAACACTAGCAAACAATGTAAGTGTAGGAAATAGCTCATCATGGAGTAGTAAACTGGCATATCCAGATTTAGGAGATTATTGAAGCCTGCTTCTGAGCGAACTAACCGGGTTAGATATGAGCGTAAGGCTATGCTCATTATGCATAAAGGGGGTGAGTGCGCTCACTGTAAGCTCTCCTACACAGGAGAGAACGGCTACCTTTTAGACTTTCACCATCTCGACCCGTCTAAAAAGAAATTCACATTAGATATTGCTCATCTAACTAAAAACATAGCAAGTTTATATACAGAAGCCAATAAGTGTATATTATTGTGTGCAAACTGCCACAGGACTGAACACTATAATCTACATAAGAAAAAGGTTGCACAAAGGGATACAGAAGTTACAATAACTGATAAACTAATAGATAAGGAGTAAGATATGGCTGTAAGCGAATTTTGGGCAATAGAGCAGAGACATAAGAAATTGTTACTAAAGGTAGAACGGTTGGAGCAACGACTCGTATCATTGGAAGAAATAATCTCCATTGGTGATGCTAAGGACGATAAGCAAAGTTCCGGTATCATGGATAAGATTATGAAGAAGCCACTAAAAAAAGCGACTGGATAAATGCCACAACGAGGTAAGTCTCCGCATCGTGGGGAAAAGATAACAGAAGACGTACTGAAATCCATACTGGACTTTGAGGTACGTGAGGCTTTAGGTAGACATGATGGAGAGCTATCAGAGCAGCGCAGGAAGTCTATTCGTGCGTATTACGGGCAAAGTATAGGTAATGAGGTAGCAGGTCGTTCCCGCATAGTTACACGTGATGTAATGGAAGTTGTGGAGTGGGCTATGCCTGAGCTTATGGACGTATTTGCGTCTGATGATGCTGTAGCTCAATTCGTTCCAAATTCAGAAGCGGATGAGCAGGAAGCTAAGCAAGCAACAGATTACATTAACCATGTGTTTTTTAATCGGAACAAAGGTTACGAAATATTCCATGATATGTTCAAAGATGCCCTGATGCAGAAGTCCGGCGTTACGAAGGTATGGTGGGACGATACAGTTGAAGTTAAACGAGAGGAGTATAGTGGCTTAGATGATCCATCGTTTCAAAAATTGGTATCAGAAGATTCTGTTAAAGTTTTGGCACATACCGCAACTCCACTTACGGATCAAGAAACAATGCAAGCCCTCGGATTAGAACCGGGTATGGAGTTAATGCTGCATGATGTTGAGATTGAGCGCACAAACGATAATGGTAGGATTAGAGTTGAAGTAGTTCCACCTGAGGAATTTCTAGTGTCCAAACGCGCAAAAGGCTTGGACGATGCCGAGTATAAAGGGCAAAGAATACACATAACTCTCTCTGATTTAGCAGCTATGTATCCTGATACCGACATGGAAGAGATGCGTAGGATGATCGGAGATGATGAACAGGAGTGGGATGAAGAGTATAATGCAAGGCATGATTTTGATGATGTTTACGTTGGCGAGCGTAATTATGCGGATAATTGGCTAGGTAAGAAGATATGGATTACCGAGTCTTATTTGCACGTTGATTGGGACAATGACGGTGTTGCTGAGCTACGTAAGATTACAAAGGTAGGCAATGTAATACTTGGAAATGAAGAAGTAGATGACCATCCGTTCTCTTTGATAACGCCTATCAAGATACCACATAAGCTGTTTGGTATGAGTTTAGCTGATATTACAATGGACTTACAGGTTACCAAATCTGCCCTATTAAGGGGTATTTTGGACAATATGTACAACCTGAATCATGGTCGATTTGAGGCTTTGGACGGCAATGTTAATTACGATGATTTATTGACTTCACGCCCCGGCGGAGTTATTAGAGTTAAGCAAATGGGCGCTATTAGGCGTTTAGATACACCCTCATTACCCAACGGGGGTTTTGAGATGCTAGACGTTGTAGATAAGATGAGAGATGGCAGAACTGGTATTTCTAAGTTCCGCACAGGTTTAGATACCGACTTCTTGAACAACGCTAAGGCAGGCCCAGTAGATAATCAGATGGAAGCTGCTAATGCGCGACTTCGTCTGTATGCAAGAAATTTCAAAGAAACTGGAGTAAAAGACACCTTCACTAAGATGTACCAAACTATGGTACGCCACCAGCAGCATGAGGACGTTGTTAAGCTACGTGGTAAGTGGACACCTATAGATCCTTCAGCTTGGGCTGGAGAGTGTAATGTGACCGTACAGACGGGCTTAGGGCATGGTGATAAAGGTAAGAGAGTACAAGAGATGGCAATGATAGGTCAGCAGTTTGGAATGATGCGACAGGATCCTGAATTAAAAGAGATGGTTACACGTGACAACGTATACCACACTTTTTCGGAAGGGCTGAAGGCTATGGACTATAAAAATGTCGGAGACTTTATTACAGATCCGAAAAAACTTCAACCATATAAGCCACAGCCCGACCCGAAAGAAAAAGCAGAGCAGATGAAGGCTCAGCTTGAAATGAAGAAGATTGAGCTAGAAACACAGAAGATGCAGGCTGAGGGACAATTGCAGCAGCAGAAGCTTCAAATGGAGCAGCAGCGTGGTCAGATGGAAGTGGCTAAATTGCAGATGGAAGCTCAGAATCAAGACACTAAGAACCAAATTGAGGTTGCTAAATTACAGGCTCAGTTACAGGGTGAGCAACAACAGAATGCTTTAGAGCATGAGAAGTCTAATATTGAGGTTATGAAGGTACAGGCTGATATGGCTAAGATGCAGGCTGAGCAGATGCTTAAGGAGAAGGAATTGATTCTTAAGGTAGCTGAGCTTGAATTGGAACGTACTCAAGAGCGACCCATAAAAATAGGTAACTAATGGAAGATGAAGCACAAAGAGCAAATGAAGTAGATCGAGGGAATAAGGCTAAGGTCATTCTCACAGACCCTCTATTTCAGGAGTCTTTTGAACAATTGCGAGAGTTATACTTAACTGCTTGGGAGAAAACCGCTATGAAGGACTCCGAAGGTAGAGAGCGCTTATGGATGATGATTGCGAACTTAGGTGATGTAAAAGCTCACTTAACGACAGTTCTGGAAACCGGTAAAATGTCTTCCAAGCAATTAGATGATATTGAGTCGGAATATGAAGATAGTCCCGGTATTGTTAAACAAACACTTAAAGAGTGGGGAATACGTAAATGAAGATGAAATATGGCAAAAAGGACATGTCATACGGTAGTAAGCCTATGAGCTATGAGATGCCACGTGATGGTGGATCTGGTTATGACAGTATGATGAAGCAGGGCGTGAATTACGAAGGATGTAAGGACGCTGATCAAATGCGTTCAATGGTTAACTACGGTAAGTCTGGCGGATACGCTAAAGGCTCCAAATACCCAAAATAAGGAATTAAACTATGAGTATGTCACCTTTCTATAGGAAGATGCGTGTGAAAGAAACGGCACACGTTGAAAAACTGGCTACAAAAACAATCACAGCAGATACTACGCTACAGCCAGAGGATTCCGGTAAGGTTATTTTCATGGGAAAAACTGGAGTAGATATTACGCTCCCTGATCCTCCGTTTGATGGATTTAATGTAAAAATAATCCTGAACGAAAATAACGCAACCACAGCTTGTACGATTACTGCTGATGCAACTGGCGAATTCTTTGCTGGTAGTGTGTCAACCGCTGACGGTGCAGCATCTGCTGTGTTTGATGGAGCCGCTGACGATGTTATTTCGTTTCATGCAACTCTCGCTGAAATAGGAGACTTTGTAGATATTATTTCAGATGGATCGTCTTGGTTTGTTTCAGGCCAAGCTTCTGTTGGCGGTGGTATTACATCCGCAACTTCTTAGTAACTTAAGGCACTACTCTCCTTAGACTTCTTAACGGAGTCTTTGGGGAGTGCCGAGTTAGAGGTTGAGAAACTTTGTTTCTCTCTCTTGCTCATCGCAAGAGGAAGTTATTTCTTTTATTCTTAGAGAAGATTAAACTAAATTATTTGAACCTCTTTTTTATACATACGCTAGATTAACTAGCTGTGTCAAACGCAAACACAATATAAATGGCCTGAGATACAAGATCAAAGGCATTTAGGAGATAAGAATGGCAGAGACTAATCCATCGGAAGTCCCGGCAGGACAACAAGTAAACATGAGTAGAGCTACTGCATCTGAACATGAAGCAGCCCAGCAGATATTGCAGGCTGGAATCATACCGGAGGCGGATTCTGGAGACGAAGAATATGAGCCTAGAATTCACGCTGCGGACATAAAAACAGACGAGCCTACAAGTGATGAGGGGGAAGAAGACGATACTGCTGAAGAAGATCCTCAAGAGGATTCTGAAGCTGAAGATGATGATGAATATGAGCAAGTTGAGGAACCAACTTATACCGTCAGAACAGGCGGCAAAAATGAGGCGGTCACCCTAGATGAGCTTAAGAGTGGTTACCAGAAAGGTAGCGATTACACACAAAAAACGCAAGAGCTATCCAAAAACCGTAAGGAGTTTGATGTAGAACGGCAAGCGATAGTACAGGAACGGTTACAGTATCAGAACGCATTGGGCCAATTCCAGCAGTTGTTAGCTGAAAATAAGACACAATACGATCAGATCGACTGGCAGACATTGGCAGAGGAAGATCCAACAACTTATGTATTGAAGCAGCAGGA